ATCGGAGTCAACGCCTGCGTCTTACCGTTCGTCAAGGTTGGCGATGGAGTACGGATCGGCGCTGGCGCGGTGGTTACGAAGGACCACGATAACCGTGAGGTGCTGGTAGGCAACCCGGCTCGACCGCTGGTGAGGGATCCGGCGTGAGCGTGGCGCATGTCCACCGCCCGATGCTCGCTGGTGGGATCGCGATCCTGACCAGCCTGACCGAGCGCGAGACGCAACGTCTTACTGAGCTCGCCGAGGACAGGCGGGTGCTGGAGGTCGGTTCGGCGTACGGGTTCAGTGCGATCACGATGGCGCTGGTCGCTGCGAGCGTGGTGGCCGTAGATCCGCACGCGGGAGGAGATGACGCAGAGGCAAACTCGTTCGACGTAATGACCGCGAACCTGCAACAGACGGGGATGCAGGACAAGGTGACGATCTGCCGCGGCTGCTCGCAGGATGAGCTTCCGAAGATGTACTTAGCCGGTGAGCGCTTCGACTTGGTATTCATAGACGGCGACCATTCCTTCGACGTGGCGAGGAAGGATCTACTCAACGCTCTTATGCTGCTTGCGCCAGGCGGCGTGCTTGCGGTCCACGACTACGGCGAGCAGAGTACGCCCGACGTGCTAAAGGCGGTCGATGACGTATTCCCTAACGGGCCTCATCGGTTGACTGACAGCCTCTGGGAGATCCGTAAGTCATGACCGACAATACGCAGGTAGGCCCGCCGGGCTGCGCTGACGTGCTCTACGAGGTGCTCGCCGGCGTCACCTATAAGCCAGGCTGGGAGCTAAGCGTCGACCATGTTAGGCGCACTGGCGAGCATCTGGCAGGTGGCGAGGGGCTAACGCTCAGCATCCGCTTCCCGTGCGAGGACTCCACTAAGCCAGGTGAGATGACCAAGCTCAACCACCTATTCGTCGTACCGCCGGCGGAGTACAGCCGTGAGACGTGGGAGCGCTGGCTCCTCGAGTGTCTGATCCAAGTCGAAATCCACGAGGCTATGGAGTTCTTCCAGGTAGACGGTACTGCGCCCTTCTTTCCTCCCCACGGCTACGCCAACGGCGCCAGCCCGTATACGATCCAGCGGCGGTCCTGATGCGGGTAATCGTTACCGGGAGCGCCGGATTTATCGGGCAGCGCATCTGCGTCCGTCTTAGGACGGCTGGACGTGAGGTCGTCGAGTGCGATAGGGAAGAAGACGTGCTTAGCTTCGTGCCGCCAGAGGCCGACGCGGTTATCCACCTGGCGGCGATTAAGTACGCGACTGAGGGCGAGGACAGCCCGTACGAGACGAGCCGGTTCAACCTTGAGGCGACAGCAGCCGCGCTACAGATGGCGCCTAAGGTCGTACTGGCCTCTACGTGTAAGGCCGCCAGTCCTATCACCTGCTACGGGGCAAGCAAGCTGATCTGCGAGCGGATGGTCCTGAACGCGGGCGGGACGGTGGTACGGCTAGTCAACGTCTTGGGGAGCGTTGGTTCGGTGACCGATATCTGGGCGGAAGTACCCCAAGACGAGCCGCTACCCGTCACGGATTGCTTCCGGTTATTTATGGAACCGCCAGCGGCAGCCAATCTGCTAGTGCGTGCGCTTGAGCTACCAGCCGGCCGCTACGCCCCTGCCTCGGTCAAGGGTATGGATATGGATGACGTGGCTGCGACGCTCTATCCGGGCCGGCCTACTACGCGGGTAGCGCTCCGAGTAGGAGACCGACCCAAGGAGCGGCTAAGAAACGACTACGAGCAGCTTGAGCCCTACGACCAGGCATTCCATCGCGTCCTTGACGTTTGGGAAGCAAGGCCGTTGCTTGACGCTAAGGAGAAGACATGACGACGTATGAGGTTGTGGGTATGGTCGCAGCGCCGTTTACGCTGCTCGAGGGTAGGCAGATAGGCGACGTGATCCAAGCCGATGCCGACGACGAGATGGCTGCGTATCTAGTCCGCGTTGGCGCGCTGCGAGTAGTTGCCGAGACCCAGAAGGAGGCCCCTAAGAGTGAGCCCGAACCCGAGCCAGAACCCGCCCCCGAGCCAGAACCCGAGCCAGCCAAAGCCGCACCACCCAGGCCGGCGCCAGAGAGACGACACCCCCAAGCCCGAGGCCGACCAGCTAAGCGCTAGCAAGGTTCTCTGCCCGCAATGCGGCGGCCGTAAGGTGATTGCGGTCGGTACTGACGACGTTCCCTGCGCCACCTGCAACGCCACGGGATACGTATAGCCCATGCCGCTAAGGAGCCGTATCCCGCAGATCATCGTTACCCTTCCGCCCGCAGTTCGCGCTGCTGTCATGATAGGCGCAGAGCAGGTTTCCCAGGACGCCAAGCGAAGAGTGCCGGTTGATACCGGGCGGCTTCAGGAGGCGATCCACGTCAGGGAGGTTCCGGGCGGAGCTGAGGTTGTCGCCGGAGACCGGGTGGCGTGGTACGGGATGCTGGTCGAGCACGGCACGGTTGTTCCTGGGCACCCGCCCCGCCCGTTTCTGATCCCCGCGTTTGAGGAGAACCGCGCAGCGATTGAGGTAGAGGTAGATAAGGCAATCCGCGAGGCCTGCCGGTGAGCACAGAAGTCCGTCGCGCTATCTACGGGAAGCTCGCGGGAGATACCACGCTTAATAGCCTTCTCGGGCCTCCCCCGGCAGGGTGGGCGCACTCCATCTACCACGAACCCGCCCCTGCGACCGCAGCCTTTCCATACGTCGTGTTCTCAAAGTCATCGGGCGTTCCTACCCAGGCCTTTCATGACCCCTCTGCCTTCGAGACTGACGTTTGGCAGGTTAAGGCGATTGACCAGGAGTCCCGCGGCGGCCCGACCTCGGCGTCCGCTAACGTGGAAGCGATCGCTGCGCGGGTCAAGCTTCTTCTAAACGATGCTGTTCTCTCGATCTCCAGCGCTACCTTCATGAGCCTACGACGCCAGAGCGACGTCGAGTACCCAGAGCAGGCGGAGGGTATCGTCTACAAGCACTGCGGCGCGCTCTACCGCCTTACCTACGACCCGAACTAAGCCACCCCTAGGGTGCCGCCTACCAGGCGGTTAGCCTCTACGCCACGCCCGTACCGTTCGGCCTACGGCGGGCTTACCCAACGAAGGGAGCAGCATGGCCAAGCAGACCCTCACCGACGGCTACGTCATCGTCAACGGGACGCCCGTCGCCGACCACGCCAACAACGTCGTCTGGGAAGACAAGGCGGCTGAGATTGACTTCACCACGTTCTCGCCCGCTGGCTACACGCAGTACGGCCAGGGGATGAAAGACGCGACAATCACGGTCAGCTTCTTCCAGGACTTCGCCGCCGGCTCGATCCACAACATCCTCCAGCCGCTCTACGCGACTGGTAGCACGTTGACGATCGAGGTGCGTCCCACCAGCCAGGCTCGCAGTGCGACCAATCCGGCGGGGTCGATGACCGCCCGGCTCTACTCATACGCCGGCATCAACGGCAAGGTAGGCGATGCGCTTACGCTGGATTGTGCGTTCCGTAACGCCGGGACAGCGGGGATCGTCTGGGCAACTGCCTAGCAGGCGCCGCCTAGCGCGGCTAGCCACCTACAACCGACGGTTAGCGGTCCTAATCCGTGCCGTCATAAAGGAGCAGCTATGGCATTCCTTACCAAGGAGGCCTTACTCAGTGCTAACGACCTCGAGGAGCGCGAGGTCGATCTACCCAGCATCGGCGGTAGCGTCAGAGTGCGCAGTCTGCCTGCTGCGTATAGCAACCAGGCGCTCTCAACTGCGCTTGAGACCCATCTAACTCCCGGCGGGGAGCAGACCGCGCGGGTCAACACCGCCAAGCTCGAGGAGCTGCAGATTCTCCACGGGTTGATCGAACCTAAGCTCGACACGCTGGATGAGGTACGCGTATTTGCCCAGCAGACGGGGCGTGCGTGGAAGGAGGTAGTTCGGGTGATCGACGAGATCAGCGGTATCAACCGCGAGGACATCGACCGCGCCAATACCTCCTTTCGAGCTGGCGGACCGGCTGAGGAACCGAAACCGGCGGACAGCAATGGTGCTGGGGCCGGGGATGGTGGACCCGATATTCCTGCACGAGTTAGCGCTTGAGCTGCATATGC